GTGACAGCAACGACAACCCCATTTGCTATGCTTTGATTCGTCGTTCGCGTTCCCGATGCCAGCGTGCCACTTCCCACCGTCTTGACACGGCTTGAAGCAAAGCGGTTATTCTCTGCCGTGATGCTGGTGATAGAGCCACCCGATGTCACGACCGTGGCAATCTTGATGTTTGGCTGTGCGGGCGTCGTGGAGTTCAGCGCCAGCCGCGTTGACTTCGCCGCCACGGTGGTGCCTGCCACTGAGCGTGACACCGCCAGCGCGCTGACGTCTTCGTTAGCGATGACGTACAGGCCATACGTCGCTGAGCCCAGCGATGCGGTGGCGATGGATGCACTAGAGTCGTTTTCGTACAGGTATCCCTCGACCACAGCGGCGCCCGTGTTCACCGCCAGCGTGCTTGTTCCCGTGCCCGTGGCCTCGAGCTTATTGAGGTACTGCAGGACACCGTTGCCCAGCGCCGCTTTCCAAATCGTTTTGAGTCGTGCATCGGTGTACCCACCGCTGACTCCATCGCCCGTGCCCGTGGTGGGCCAAAACATGCTCTGCTCTGCCATGTCAGACTCCTGTATATCGTGTGTAGTACGTGATATTAACCGTGCTCGCCGAGGTCGTGCCAGTGCCCGACACGGTGATGGTGTTGGCGCCGAGGATAATCGCAAAGTCCGCCAGCGATGATCCGCTGGTCAGGTTTGTGATTTGATTCACGCCCGCTTGGTCGGTGACGGTTTTTTGCCCGTAGCGCAAGTCGAACGTCCACGTATCGCCCACCACGATAGTTCCCACTACACCGATAGTATACCCCGTGGTCGTGTGCGTGATGAGGAGGTTGGTAATCGGCCCCGTCACACTGATGATGGGATACGAGATGAAGTCCCCGTCATACGTGAAGTTCAGCGTAGAGTTGATAGAGCTCGACCCAGCCGTCCACGGAATCGTCAGCGGGACGGGCGTGGGCGTTCCACTGATGGTCGGCGTTTGCGCCGCGTTGACGATGGTGGGGTCGTACCACGTCGGGTCGGCGGCACGGAGTTGTACCACGGTGCGAATGTGATAGCCGCCTTGTGGGTCTTGGTTGAAATCAAGCCCACCCATGGGCACCACGAGGATGGCACGGTCGTACAGGTCGGTGGTGACTCTGAGGATGCCCGCCCCATTGGCTGGTGTAAAAATCTTGAGCAGTCCCTTGCGTGCGGTGTAGCCTGCGTCCATCGTCATCGCCTCCACGAGGAGCGGAAGCTGAATGATACGTGGGTCAAGACGGTACCCCACGTCGGTGTCACCTTGCTGAAGTGGCCCACGCTGAGTGATGCGTTGCATCGGCGCCATGCCAAATCCTTGATCGCCCAAGTAGCGCACGGTGACTCCGATGCCTGCATTGACGCCGTTCAGGTCGTACGTCGTTCCCGCCGTGGTGTACGTGATGGAGTATGGCATTAGGCGACGCCTCCCGCAAGGAGCTGCATAGCACGCAAGTCATTGCGTACCGATGACTGACTCTGCGTAGTCTGGTAGTTTGCAGTGAGATAGAAGTTTTGCACCGTCTGTGATGCTTCTGCGGGCGGCGTTTGCACGGCGCGCTGGATGCCGGTAGTACTGCCGGAGATGATGCCTTGCACCATGGGCACGCCGATCATACTGGCCATGGCTTTGCTCGGCGATGAAATACCAAGCATGTCCTTGATTTTCTGAATGGCGGCGTCGATGACCGACTTTAGTGCCTTCTCCACTGACGCCTTCGCCTGCATGATGCCTGTAGCGATGCCGTTTACGATGTTCTTACCGATGCTGATGGCAGTGCTGAGGATGTCGCCGATAAAGTTGCTTAGGCGACGATGCAGGTCGGTGATAACTCGTGACACCACGTTATACACCTCCGTCCACGCAGTCACCACTACGTTTTTCACCGTCTGCCATGCACCTGCGAAGTCACCACGCAGGAGCTGGGAAATAGCGGTGAGTACGGCGACAATCTTCGGGTACACGATCGACCAAATCGGCTCCATGGCGCTGGCAAATATTTTGATTCCGTCTACGACAATGTCCAGCGTAAAGCGAAGCACCTGAAAGGCAAGCACCAAGCTGTCAATGATGACCAGCGCTACCCTCTCGAGGATTTGCAGTGCGAACCCTCCCCACGTTTGCAGGGCGGGGTCAGCGGTGAGCTCCGTGATGCCAGCGTACAGCGTGGCGAACGTGGCCGCCACCTCGTCCCCCAGCACAATCAGGCGCTGGAGGATCGGATTGCTTGCCACGAGGCTCTGGAACGATGCCTTGATGCCGTCAATGGTGGCCATGACGCCGCCGCTGTCGCTGATGCCCTGAAAGAATGCACCGATTGAAGCGGTGCTTTCACGAAGTATCGGCAGGAGATGTGTACCGAAGATGCTGACCATCTCCGTAAGGAGTGGCAGAAGCGCATCGCCGATGGCTCCCTTTGCGTCCTCGATTTGCTCAGTCATCACCGTCATCTGTCCGCTGAAGGTTTGCGCCGCCGCCGCCGCACTGCCACCAAACTGCCGCTCAAGCTCTTTCAGGATGAGGCGCTGGGCTTCGGAGGTGTCGCCCATCTCGACAAGCGACTCCACCACCCGCTTCTGGTCTTCGGTGAAGCTCACGCCGACCCGCTGCAGTGCACTGATGCCCTGCACGGGATCATTGAGCGCTTTCCCGACTTGCACTGCTGAGCTTTGCAGGTCTTGGCCCATAGCCTGACTGAGGTCGGCGATGGCTTGCGTAGCAGAACTGAAGTTGATGCCTTTAATGCTCGTGAACGTGGCCAAAACGTTCTGCGCACCAAGGAGCTGGTCATCAGTGAACAAACTTTGTCCGCTCACTGCAGACAGACCTCGCGCCAGCTTTTCCATGTCCTGCGCAGTGAACCCCGCCGCCATGCCGGTTGAGGCGATGACCGATTCAGTCTGTGCAAGTGCGGATTGATACTCTGCACTGCCCTCCACGGCGGTCTTGAAAAAATCAAAGGTACCGCTCAGTGCGCTTGCGCCGATGTTCAGCGCCGCCTCACCGATGCCACGCAGTGCGCCCACGGCGATTTCGCCAAGCACAGAAAAGCCTTTGCCAGCACTCTTCGCACTGTCATTAACCTTGCTGACACTGTCGGCGACTTTGCTGGCGACGGGCGTGAGGTCGTCTTCGCCTCGAAATCTGATTATTACGGTTTCAGCCACGCTTTGCCTTCCTCGCCTCTACCGATCGGATGTGCGCCTCGGCGTCCATACAGATGAGATGCTGGCGGATTTTATGCCACGGTGGGAGCTGACTCGGCGGGCAGTGGTAGACATCTCGACACAACATCAGTTCAAGGTATGCAAATGGCATTTCTGCCTGTGTCCAGAGATGCGCCAGCACTGCCGTCCTTAGTTTCCCGCGTCGCCCTCGCTGACTGCCTCGAGGATACGCGTTGCCAGCTTGACCGCATGGCTCGCCTTGATGCGCTCAATGGGCTTGCCGTCGATGTCGGTGACACAGCGCACCAGCACCGCGTTGACACGGCGAAAGTCGGTGGCTTTCAGTGCATCGCTCAGTTCAGCCACATCGTCAAGATAAATCTCGTCCGGATTGACGGTGTACTCGGTGATGCTTGACATGGGACACCTCTCTATAGTGGGGGACACAGAGTGATGGCTGGGCGACGTGGTGTCCCGGCACGCCGCCCTGCCCGACTATGCGGCGTATCCGATGCCAGGTGCACGCACGGTGATGGCGGCGACGACAGGCCCTGCGGAGTCCGCGGCGACGGATGGGTAGACGATGTTGGTGATATAGCCACCTGCGAGCGTCTCAATCTGCTTGCCCGAAGAGCCTTTCGGCTCCCACTTGACTTGCACGGCGCTCTTGGCTTGGAATGCGGCTTCAGCGAGCTCCCAGAGCTCCGTGGCCACTTCGGTGTAGAGGAAGTTCACGGTGACCTCTACGGGCTCTTCCTTGCCCAGCAGAATAATCGCATTGTCCCCGTCGAAGGTATAGGCTTCGGCGTTGGTGATGCTTGCACTCGTTGCGTCAACGCTCTGCGTCCACCCTGAGTGGTCGACGTAGGCGCTTGCTCCGATTTTGACGGATACCGCCGCGGCGGCTCCGCTGACTGCTCCAGTAGTTTGTGCCATGATGTATCTCCCTACTCGATAATGTCGGTCACGGTAAGCGTGGCCACGACTGCGTCAAAGAAATTGCCCGACGCCGCTGGCCACTCCAGCACTTGGCTGCGCACTGCCACGTCGGTGATGAGCCAGCGTGAGTTGGCATCAAAAGCGCTGCGCACGGCTTCGTGGTATGCCGCAAGGTATCCCTCCATGGTCGCCGCCATATCGCTTAGTCCAATGCCGAGCGATGCGGGGCGAATCAGGGCGGTGTCCTGTACTGTCCAATCGGTGCGCATCAGCGCCCCAGTGCCGAACGTCAGCCGATCGGTGCGGCCACTTTGCACGCCTATCGCCGAGATGATGCGACACGGCGTGTTGGCGATGTCGATGACGTTCTTTAGTGTGGAGCCACGGTAGACCGTGTAGCTGTAGCCGGTAATCGTCATCGCCTGCAAAGCGTCAAGGATGCTGTCGAGTTGGCTTCCCATACTACGACCTCCGGATATACGGACGAAGCAGCTGGGCCACGTCGCTCGGGATGCGGTTCGATGCAAAGGCGCTGCCGTCGGCGCTGATGGTGATATCCGCTGGCACCGACGTGGCACCCGTGCGCAAGCGGTAGAGGTGTGCGCCCCAACGAAGCGCCGCCGCCTTGACATCGGCGGGGATGTCGAGGCTGTACGACCACTTGCCAGCGACAGCAATCGCCGCTTCTGGCGAAGTGGTATACGTCCATGTGACATTGACCCCGCTTTTGATGCGGATAAAATTGGTGGGCTTTACATTGAGCGGAAGCAGAACCACATCGCCTGCCGCAATTGCCGTCCCGTCGCCGTTGGTGATGCTTGTGAGCGCTGCGAGGTCGTGCCGTAGGTTCAGCGTCTGCCAATCCAGCAGGTCGCCGCCGTCCACCTCGAGGAGCGGTGTGAAGTAGTGGGTATGCGACGCCGCTGGCCCGTGGCCGGATTCGGGCTCGAAGTGGCGGTGACAGTACGCATCAATCGCCGCAGTGACACGGTCAGGGATATAGCCCAGCTCCGTGTCGTCGGTGCTGACCGTGATGCCAAGATAGGACTTGAGCTGTGCGGTGGTGATGTATGCCATACTTAGAGTACTTTCTTTGGAACTCGCTTGACGGGCGTGGGCTCGGGCTCATCCAGTGCAACGGCTTGCCCTTGCTCAACTAACGTTTTCGCCTCGTACTCGTCAAAGTCCACGATGTCGCCCGCTCCGTGAATGATGAGATCGCCACGCTCTCCAATCTGTGCGGTTGCGTAGAGTAACTGAATCTTCATTGTCTCTCCAATGGGTGCGCTGATGGATTCATCAGCGCACCCGTGGTATTCCTACGCATGCTTGCCGATAGCGAAAGCCTCTGGTTGAGTCACGTCGCCACCGAAGCGCCACTTGGCGATCATGTAGGTGACACCGGTGCGCGGGTTATAGTCGCGCTCGATTTGCACACCAGCGGTGCGCTCTGCAAACGCATAGTAGCTGAAGTTGCCGAAGATGATGGGCTCGTTGGTGGACGTGCCGTAGGCATCGACCTGCTCGCTGAGTGCGACCGGCCATGACTCGATACGTCGTACGCCGCCGTCCATGCTGGTCAAAATCAGCCCTGTGTTGGCAAGGTCAAGACCACGGATGGCGCCCCATGTCGCATTGCGCATCACGAAGCCCGTCTCGCCGTTAGTCATGTACGAGCCGTTGATGCCCGTTGACACGTTGAGCACCTGCGCCGAGGTGGCCACGGTGGCACTGAGTGAAATGTCGTTGGTCACGCGGGCATAGATACCGTACGGCTGGCTCGAGCCCGTGCCCTTGATGATGAAGCTGTTGACGCTGACGGCCATGGCGCGGGCGATTTCGTTCATGAGGAACTCTTCGTAGTTGCTGGCGGTGTCAGCAAGGAGCTCTTCAGTGATGGCAAACTCGAGCGTGTCTTTGTACAGCTGGATGGTCTTCGTGTTGGCGATGTTCGGCTCGCTGGCGGTAGCAGTGACGCCTTCGCCGACGATAGCGGCGGTTGCCTTAGTCGACTGAGCAGGCACAACCACTTTCCACGTGTCCGTGGTTACGCGCATGAATCGGAACTGGCCAAGCAGGCTCGATTCGTCACGGCGGGCGACGACCATGCGGTTGACTGCGGTTGGAACCGTGAAGCCACCGTCGTTGTTGGTGCCTTCGGTCTGCGTCTTGACAGCGTAGGACTTGGTGGCATTGCGCAGTGTGGTGAACACGTCGCCGGCGTCGTCCTGCTTTTCGATGGGGTTCTTCACATCGATGAAGCGCTTGTATGCGCGGTAGTACTCGTTGCTATCGAACGGATTCTCCGCAGGCGCGGCGGGAAGTGCGGTCTTCATCTGTGGCTCGTCGTGGCGAGCGCTGTCCATGATGCCCTCTGGCATGGCTTTGGTCTCCTCTGGTGATTCGGTGTTTTGTGGCGTGGTCTCTGTATCGTCAGGCGTTGACAGTGCGTCAGCCATGCTCGACGCGGCGTCCTCTTCGCTCTTGACTGCGGTAATGGTGCGGGGCTCTGCGGGCTCTGGGGTCAAGCTAATTTCAGCGACGTGCCAGCGCTTGATTTCGTAGCCGCCCTTGATAGGTTGACGTACGACCAGGTGCGACACGGCGCCGGTGCTGAGGCCGAGCGCTCCGGCTTCCACGAGCTTCATCACGTCGGCGGCGTACTTGTGGCGGCGATCAAGCTCAATCTCCACATCGATGCCGTCGTCAGTGGGAACCCACGCCTTGACCGTGCCGATTTGCGACTTGATGCCGCCGAGCGCATGGTCATAAAACACAGGCATGCCTTCGAACGGTCGTGAGCCGCCGAAGTCGGTGTCTGCGGTAAAGCGGTCTTGGGTCAGGTCTGCCCCGCCGTAGACCACTCCGCGCCCCTTGATGATGTAATCGGCGACGGCTTTCACCGCCTGCGGATGTGACTTGATAACGTCCACGTAGTTCCCTCCTACTTCCATTGTCATGGGGGTGTCAAGGGCTTCAACAATGTCCGCAATG